GTGTCCTTCAGCAGAACAAGGTCGGCGGAGTTGCCAACCATGTCGTCGAACGACACCTGGGTGCCGACGGGCTGCGTCAGCTGCGTCCAGATCTGCATCCAGTCACCGTACTGGCGGTCAATGCGGGATCCGCCGATCTCGATCTCGACCTGCTTGATCAGGCGGTGGCCGACGTAGTTCAGCCAGCGGAAGCGCGTGCCGATCTGGCTGGAGTTCGACAGAGCAATCTGCGGCAGCGTGACCTGGATGTACGTGCGGTACATCAGGTCAGCGTTACGCGAGATCACGGCCGTCACGCGGCGGCCGAAGTCCGCCTGGCCGTTGAACGTCACCTCAATCGCCTCCATGGCGAAGTTGGTGTGGCGCTTGTAGAGGACCTTCCAGAAGGTAATCTGGGGATTACCCGAGATGTAAATATCCTGGGCACCGTACGAGACGAGCTGCATTAGACCACCTCCCATTTGTGTTTATGTTCCATATCAACATTATTTTTTTCTCCTGGGCCCACGCGGCGGTCTAGAACGAAACAACCTCGTTGAGTGACAAGATATTATTTTCTTTGACTAGGAGATAGATATGGACCCTCTACTCTTCCCGACGAGCAATGTCCTTATCAACACCGTTTTGCGTTCGATTGTTCTCATTGCCATCATGATGCTCGGGTTTGGCACAAACTTATACGTTGCCTACTGGGGCGCTGTTGTTCATGACACTATTTCGCTTCTCTTGGTATACTCGTACCCTCTCTCGGCCTTTGCGTACAAGTTCTAAACACTCATTCTTCATATGAACAATCTCGTAGCGCGGGTCCCCGCCTGTATTGCAGCACCTATATTCGGGTGGTAGGGGTAGGCGGTCATAAACTCCGTTCAACCAGTCATCGCAGTACCAGTTCTTGATTTCTCGGGGAAAGAACTTTCCTTCAAAAATTTCGAGATGTGTTCGGTGAACCATAGCCTGTGTCAAGATTGAGGTGTTCCCGTCATTCTGGGGTCCTGTCATTCCAATGTTTCCATTCGTCTGCAGAAGTCGAATGGAGGCATCTACCCATCCTGCTTTCAAAAACTTGATATCGTCTCCACATTGGTACAGATAGTCACAACCATCATTGTATGCTTTGAGAGCAAGAATGTTCCATATTAGGGTCACGTGTCCTTTTGGAACGTCAACAACGGGAATCCACTGGATATCCGAATGAACACGTTGAAAAAAGTCTCGGACATCTTGGCGGATATAAAAGGGGTCATCGGAATCATACCCCACATAAAAAGTGTAAGAATACCCTTGAGACATTGTGTCGACAAATGTGGCCAGCATCGACAGAAAGTAGGAGTGTCTAGGATACGACCAGTCTCGTCCGCGAGATGTTGTTGGGAGAATAATCCCCACTTTCATTATAATGAGCCTTATTTCTAACATAGGGGCATACACGTATACCGATAAAATATCTGCCATGGCAGTTGCTCCATCTCCCTATAACAACACGGGCAATTACTATAATCTTGTCTACATTGGCACATCAAACGGTAAGATATATTTGTATAATGAAAGCACTGATGTTACATCGATGACAACGATTGTCCCCACAGGGTATACTGGATCACTGTCTGGTGAGATTACGGGTATAGCCGTTGATCCAACGGGAAAATACCTGTTTATCAACGCACCTTATGACAGACATTGTCTACGTTTGTCTCTTACAGCCATTGCATCTGGTGCTGGTGGGCGAACTATAACGGTCCCTATTGATCGTGATATTTATCGATTTGGAGATAATACTGGAAATATTGTCGTTGATTCGCAGGGAGTTATCTACATTGTCACAGGTGGCGGTTCTTCTATTTCTACTATGGAGCGGTATGGCAATTCATTTGTCAACCTTCTTTTTCTAAATCGATATCCTGTTCTCAACTTCAAAGGCATTGCGCTCTCAGCAAACGAACAGAGAATTTATGCGCTAGACTTGCGATTTGGAAGTATCTATTATTACGATTTCTTAGAAAATCAACCGACGTTCAACGTTCTGAATGCAGTAGGTGTTTATTCTGGGCTACGAGATATAGCTATATCTGGAAACAATGTATTTTATTCTGAAAACAGCGCAATTTATGCTCAGAATAGTTATTTGGGAACCACGACGCGGGTAGTAGGAAACGGTATATCGGGAAGTGTTTATGTTCCTACAACCGATCCACAAAAGTTCGCAATAACAGGAGCAAATACTGTGACTAGCGATACAACAGGTAATATTTATTTTTCTGCTTCGAACACCAATGGCACTAGCGGTTTCTATAAAGTAACATTTTCACTACCTACTCGTAGTGGATACCAGTCACCTCCCCCCCGACAGCAAATACCTATTCTACAACCGTATCCTACGACCTCATGTAAACGAATCGTTGAGCCTTTTAACCCACGATTGCGATTCGGTTGGGGTCTCACAAATACGAAGAAACCCCCATTTTTAGACGTAGCAAAAAGTCCATTGTGCTGTCCTCCTCCGATTGTAAACTGTCCTGTAACACCCTTTTACTGCCTCCCAACTCCACCCCCCGTTTTTCCTCCCCAACCTGTAGCCCCAGTCTTTCCTCTTACAGTACCAACACGGCAGTTCGGAGATTCCGCTTTATCGACAGGGTTTCGTACCTTTATAAGCGTAGACTCAAATATTCTTAGGTCAACATCGTTGACCATCATAGCACAGAATTCTACCGTGCAGCCCGCGCTTGGTCCACTTGGAGAAGTATACTATATGGCTGAAGATGGTGCTTTCTTTAAGATATATAACGGTCAGTCCAGACAGATCTTTTCTACAGGGGCGTCAAATAAACTTGCGGGTCCAGTCGTATCAACCACAGGAGCAGTTGTTGTTACAACAGATCTAGGACAACTCTTTAGACTTGACTCGAACGGGTCTGTTCTTCAGTCGTATCCTATCCGCCTTGGTCAGCAAGTTGGTGGGACTCCAGCATGTATAACAAATGGCGCATTTGACTATATTGCTGCATGCTACGGAAATACAATCGGAGCATACCAAGCATCGAACGCAGCATTGGTGTGGTCTGCTACGACACAAGGTGCTGGTGAACTTTTTCGAACATCAGTTGTGACGGACGGAATCAATGTGTTTGCGGGAACAACAAACAGTCGAGTTTATTGCTATATTGCTGAAACTGGAAAGTTGAACTGGGTATACACCATTCCTGGAGCAACCTTACCGCCGTTCACACCGTATGTGACTGCATTCAATGTAGGCATTACCGTTCCAAATGACAGCAATATATTTATACTGAGTAATACGACCGTTCGTGTACAGGCTTATGATATAAAAGTAACGCTGTCTGGTCTTAAGATTGCATCTCCTCCTATAATTTCCACAGACCCCCAAGGTGGGCTATGGGCTCATGTCATTAATGCGTCTGGACGTCTATATGGATTTGGAGGAATTGTTACAAGCACATCTGGTTTCGGATACAGTTCTTTGTGGTCTAATGCCCCGAGTGGAGACATACCCTCCTCTTACCAAACACCCGTTCTTGATTCCGCGGGAAATCTGTATGTATCTACCCTGTCTGGAACCGTGAACCAGTATAGAGCATACTATACTGTGAGTTCAACGCAGGACTATACTCCGCTAGGACGTCTTGTCCTCAACGGAAGAACGGAGACCACACTTGCAAATCTCCCTATCCAAGTAACTGCTACACCTCTCATCACAAGCCAAAATACAATGTATGTATTGTCTCGCTTGAGAGGAACAAACAGCAATTATATGTATACGATTTCAGGGTAGGACTAAGACTAAGACGACATCATGCGAGGCGAGATATGCATCGCCTCCAACTCCTGAAGCCACAGCTTAACGGCATACGGAATCGTCTTGTCTTCCAGACCTGCCTTCGAACCGCAAGACCGACACTCATAGAGACGATCCTTCTCATTGATTGTCGAGAGCGAACCGCAAGAGGAACACACACCCGTGGTGAACGGGTCAGATACATCCATCAGGCGCTCCTTCGTGAACGCTGACGCGCCATGGGTAATGAAGCAGTCACGCTCCATCTCGCCTACGCGCAGACCACCGTCCCGCGCCCTGCCCTCGCACGGCTGGCGGGTCAGTGACACGATGGGACCGCGGCCACGAGAATGGCACTTGTCAATCACCATGTGCTTCAGGCGCTGGTAATGCGTGGTCCCAATGAAGATCTCTACCTCCATCTGCTCGCCCGTCTGGCCATTGTACATGATCTCATTGCCGTACGGGTGCATCCCGAGATTTGCCATGTGAACCTTGAGATCCTCGATCCCGAGATGGGAGTAGGGCGTGCCATCACCCAGATTGCCCGTTTGAACACCGATGCGGCTATACATCGTCTCCAGCAACTGTGCAATCGTCATGCGCGACGGAATCGCGTGAGGGTTCATGATGATGTCGGGACGCAGGCCTGACGCAGTGAACGGCATATCGCACTCGTCCAGAATCATACCGCACGTACCTTTCTGTCCTGCGCGCGAGGCAAACTTGTCACCGATCTGCGGAGTGCGCTCCGAGATCACACGGACCTTGACGAACGGGTATCCGTCCGAATTCTTGTCCTGCCACACACCATCAATGCGCGCAGGCTCAGAGTTCTTGTGTGTCGTCGAGAGATCGCGATACAAGTATCCATGGGGATCTGATCGCAGGTTCACAACCTTGCCTATCACTACATCGTTCTCCTGCACCACCGCATTCTTGATGGGAATACCCGTCTCCTGAACCGCGTGGTAGGAGGTGTTCTTGAATGCCTTAGTATTCTCGTGACGGGGTTTGGAGAATCGCTCCTCGCGTCCGCTCGCCACGTTACGATGCTCCTCGTCCTTGTACACGGTATAGTAGTACCCGCGCATGAACCCACGCTTCAGGGATCCGCGATTGAGGATGACGGAGTCCTCCTGGTTATAACCCGAGTAACAGGCGATGGCCACGATGGCATTGCAGCCAGATGGCATCTTGTGCATGTTCAAGATAGACATGATCTGGGTTTCCACGATCGGTCGCTGAGGAGAAGCCAGGAGGTAAGCGTTCTTATCGAGACGCTTGTGGTAATTTGACGCGTACAGTGTCATGGCCTGTTTCGCCATGGCTGACTGGTACGCATTACGAGGTGACTGATTATGGTTGGATAGCGGAATGATGGACGCCATGTGACCAAGAATCATGTGCGGATGAATTTCGCAGTGCGTGTGTGTCGGGCCTACCTCAGACGGGAACATCGCAATGTGGGCGACCTCAGACTCATTGGCATCAATATAGGCCACGCACTTGGGAATCCACTCGGCCCACGGCGTATCGGCAGGTGGAGAAGGGAGAACCTTACCGTTTTCAACACGGAAGACAGCACGCACCAGCCGACCTGCGTCTGTCTCGATAATAATGCGGTTTTGGAGAACGTTCCAGGCCACGGAGACGTGGGGATGGATGCGGCACGAGTGCTTGGCATCCTTGAGGCGCCCATACACCTCCTTCGGCTTGGATGTGTATGCAATAATCGTACCATTCACGAGAATCGCAACAGGACCCCCAGATAGAACATCCGTGACCCAGTCAACATCGGGGATTTCACGGAGGAAGTTGGTGACAATGAAGGATGGGACGTGGGTGGAGATCGTCGACATCAGGCTCATTGTCTTCACAATGCCGACCGAATGACCCTCTGGCGTCTCGACAGGGCAGACGAACCCCCACGACGATCCATTGAGCTTGCGAGGAGCCAGCAGCTTGCCCGACTTCTCTACGGGCGTCTGGATACGGCGGATATGCGAGAGTGTAGCATTATAGGAGAGTCGATTCAAGACCTGGGAAACACCTGACTTGGTTGCGTTGGAGAGAGAGGTGGATCCAGATGTCCCGAGACCCTGGACAGTGAAGTTGCCTGTGGCAAGCGCCTGCTTCAACTTGCCTTCGATGGACGAGACCTTCATGATCTTGTAGAGATTGGAGAGAACTAGGACATCCAGCGGCTTTCCTGATCGCTTCCAATTATCATTGTTGATTTCGTGGACGAACTTGGAGCGAATATCCTTACACACCTTCTGGAACAGCTGGCGGAAGAGATGGGTGAGGAGAGACCCTGTGGTGACTACGCGCTTGTTGGGGTAAGCGTCGCGGTCATCGGATGGCATACGTCCAGACGCAGTATCAAGAAGCTTCTTGACCATGCTCACAAGAATCTTCACCTTACGAGCGACAATGACGTTCGGCTCAAGTGTCTCGCCCGCGAGAGTGATATGTGGAAGGAATTCGGTGAGAAGAAGAGCGCGAACGTGAGGGGTCTTGTCCTCAACGGCGGGAGGGTACTGGAGATGGTGAGACAGATACTCGATCGCCTCCTGCTGACTGAAGACCCCGATGTCCGCACACTCTTTGAACGAGGCCATCAGCGTATCCGTGTCGTCCACGTTGAGCAGATCACACACCTGCTTGTCCGTCTCAATTCCAAGGCAGCGGAAGAACACCATCAGCGGAATATCCTCGCGGAAGCGCGGGATACAGACCGAGAGAGGGTAGCCAAGGCCGTTGAATTTGCTGGACATACGGATCTCGAGCTTCTTAGGCGGCAGGGTAAAGCTCTCGTGAAGTGATTTTATCTCGACGGAATGCGTATGCTTGGTCGTTGTCTTCTTGTTGAGGAAGACCATGATACGGTTGTCAGCCACCTTCTCCTGGGACAGAATCACGCGCTCACCGCCGTGAATGATGAAGTAGCCAAGGGGATCCTGTGGACACTCGCCCATCTCCTCCATAGACATCGGGTAATCCTTGAGAACACAGAGAGACGAACCCAGCATCACGGGGATCTTGCCAAGGGAGATGCCCTCAAACGTCTTAGTCTCCTCCTTGAACTCGGTGAGACCAGGGCCGCTGTAGGAACGGACCTTGAGGTGAATGTCCACGAACATCTGGGCAGCGTAGGTGAAGTTACGGATGCGAGCCTCGTGCGGGAGCATCTGCTTCAGTCTACCCGTGGCCTCCTGAATGCGTGGCTTCAGGTAGGAAACATTGTCGAACGAGAGGCGGAACTCGTACTTGTACTTCTTCGTCGCCTCGTCCTGATCGTGCCATACCACGATGGGCGGTGTCGATCGCAGAATCAGGGGGATCTTGTTGCGGAGGAAGTCTTCATAGGGTTCAATCTGCGACTCGGAGAAACGCGAAACACCATGTTTGAAATATGCTCGAACTGCCTCCATGGTGTCGTATCTTGATACCAGCGTCCTCGCCGTAAGTTTTTATCCGTTTTGAGTAAGAAGGAGTTGTATGCCCGCCTCGGATGGTCCTACCAAATACACAATCATTAAAGAGGGAAGCGATCCCGCGTTTAATGGTCAGGATACGTTGGCACGCGTATCAACGATTACTGCTCCTCGTCCTCCAGTTGGAATGCCAAGCGGTCCTGGATTCGGAGGACGCCGTCCGCGCGTTCGCCGCTCCACGAAGACGTTTCCTCGGGGAATTCTCCGTAAGACAGCCAAGATCATTCCCTCGAAGAACCCGTCTAAGGCTCCCGCGACCCGCAAGCGCTCAGTGAAGTTGATGACGGAGAAGGGTCTTGAGAACGCCCGTAAAACCGCGAAGGCGAAGGCAGCGAAGATGGACATCGCGTTAATACGTAAGAAGTTGGTTGAGAAGAAGATTATTGCAGGAGAAAAGAAGAATGTCCCTCCGAGCGTTCTTCGCGTGTTGTATGCTGACTCGGTGGGAGCAGGACTTCTTTCTTGATAAGTCTATATAATGACAAAAGCATGGGGTCCACTTGGTTGGGCTACCCTTCACACAATAGCAGCTCTTTACCCCGATTTTCCGTCCCAGTATGAGCTGGAACTCCTAAATCGGTTTCTCACATCCTTTACGAACACGATCCTGTGTCCGAGTTGTCTACAGCATTTCAATGATATGATTTCCCTGTACACTCAGCGATACCCTGGATGGAAAAATAGCCGCAGCACCGTATGTGAGTTTGTGTTCCGCGCCCACAATACTGTCAACAGGCGAACTCATAAGAAAATATATACACTCGAAGAAAGTATCGCTGAACTTCGCACAATTATGCCAGATGATCAAGCCGCGAAGGTAAAGCGTCAACAGTATCTTGTGTATATACGCAACGACTGGATGAGAAATATGACTCTCACAGGTATTTCAACAGCTCCGAAACTAAAGGAACTGAACACCATCGAAGAGGAATACTGGTCTAGGCGTTCCTTTTCATGGTCCGATATTCAGGCGTTCGGACACATGAACGTGTCACCCATCAATGAACAGGCATCTGTGCTTGCCTCTGGGGGTGTAGTTATTCCAAGAATCACTATGCCTATATCTGGTGGATTCAAGCTGGGGAAAGTTGGAAAGATTGGACCGCTGTCATCTCTTCGATCGCGATAGGAAGGGAGATCCGTGGTTCACATTCCCAAGCATATCGCCTCATCCAAGGAATACGTGTATCTGTCTCCTCGTTATACATTTCATCGGGAAACATGACTCGCTTTTTAGCCCTACGGAGTGAATCATGCGGAAGAATAAATTGTAGCTGCTTTGTCACTGTAAAGTTGGGAGGAGAGGCCGACCACTGAATGGGGATTTCTTCGTATCTTACCAGCTGCTGGACAAGCGGGGATTCAGGGTAAGGATACACCCAATTCCAGTCCAGGCACTCGTTCTCGCAAAAGTAGTGAAGGGTCCAATCAAACGTTTTCCAAAATGACTGGACAACTTGGGCAATGTTGGTTGTTCCGTCTAGAATATGGAGATTGTACCGTGCCTCAAAATGCTGGCCGTCCGCTGAGAAAATCGCCTTCTCGCCAGGATTGTCCCGCCCCTTCATGCGATCAGTATACACTTTCATCTCCTGAGTACGAGCCGTCTGTATAAACATCTGACGACCACGAGCGGTCAACAGATCAGGTTCCCCCGCCTGATGATAACATTCTAGGGCCCGATCGTGACCGCCTTCACGCAGGGAAAACATCCCGATAGGCGGCATGAAATCGTTGCCGAAGCAGAGAACACAAAGGGCGACGTACTGTTGGGGATTCATTGGAAGTTTCCGAGCGAGATCGGAAACGTTCAGAGTAGAATATCCCTCGACTTTGGACTGAAAATTCTGGTTTTCGCGCAGGAGAGACAGGGAACACAACTGTTCTTGGGCAAGTGAGAGCAGGATTAGGTCGGCGTCGAGACCATAAATGACGGTGTTGGTTCGTTCGGTGGGGGGCAGAGTCTTCAACCATGCAAAGAGTTTGTGTTCACCTTCCCCAGGAAGATCGGTGGAAGAGACGATGGCTTGAGGAAACCGTGCACGCACTGCCAAGTCTAGTTCTTTCATATACGGTGTCCCTGGCGAGATCTGGTTGCGATCAAAGACGGGGTTGTTTCCTTCAGGGATACGAAAGCGGCGGTAGCGCTGCTGAACAATTTTTGCATACGGAACAAGGCCGTCCATCGCAATGTACAAATGAGTCCGAGGACTACAAGTGTCCGTAAGGAGAGTATCCAGAGCTTCTAGAATACTCTCAATCGGTCGGGCATCGTCCATATACGTGTGAATTAAGCAATTGAAATCAATCGCAAGCACATCTGGTTCTAAGCGAGTTCGGACACGGGACACAATTGTCTTGTGTGCCTTGATTAGACTGACAAAGTAGAAGGGGATGCCCATTTATGTATATAAAATGTCTTGGCTGAAAGTAAAGTAGTCCTAATGGCCAAACTGACGGGCGGAGGAATTTTGGAGACTCTACAGGTAAACTGGATCTATGTCCTCACAGCTCTTGTTGGGATTGTCGTACTGTATTGGATCCTGTCTCGCAGCTCTTTTACGCCGAAGGTGAAGGAGGGAATGGGCGGAGGATGCTCAAAATGCCCGAAGTCCCAGGCAAGTTTGTAAAAACGGGTTTTTGTTCCTTGCTGTAAGAGAACAGTAACCAACAAGATGACGCGTGTTGCAGGTGTTCTTCAGCTCACCAGCAAGACGCGGTATGGTCTAACCTCCCGAAATATCCCAATGTATCTCTTTAGCCCCCTGAACAAAGTGTTCCCCCAGATGATTGTCGCATCCGCGCATCGCGATCTCAAGAAGAATCTCCTAGTCGTCGCCGAAAAGATCAATGATGATAAACTCCCCCGTGGTCAAATTGTCGACATTGTAGGTGTATGTGGCGATCCGCTTGCCGAACGCAAGGCGATTCACGTAGCTTATTCCCCTGATTACTGGACCAAGATTCCCGAGACCATTGAACCGTCGTTCAACCGACCTATTCTGGATGTTCCTACAATCAATATTGATCCTCCAGGGTGCCTGGATATTGATGACTGTATTTCTATCTGGAACCATCAAGACGATGGACTCACAAAAGTGGCGATCACAATTGCTGATGTTGCTGAATGGGTGCGGGCAAACCCCTGGATGTCTCATGCCCAGAATATTGGACAGTCCCTGTATGATGGTGGTGTTCCTGTGCGCTCCATGTTCCCGAAAACACTGGAACAGAAGATGTCCCTCCTTCCTGGCGAGAAACGGCTTGGATACACCTTGTTCTTCGACTGGGCAGACAATGCTATTTGGAACCCCCATTTCAAGGAGGTTGTGATCATCAACAAGAAATCGTATACGTACGGCAATTGCCGCCTAGCGACAGAGATTCCGATGGATACGCTTCGAGAGATCTGCGAACATCTGGCGGGAAAGAAGCCGCTCTTGGATCCTCATGACTGGGTGGCGGAACTGATGATTTACTACAACAAACAGATGGCGGCCGCTCTTACCGTGATTGGCAAGGGCCTGCTGCGCCACCACACTGCCCCCGATAGCGAAAAGTTGGAGAAGTATGAAAATCTAGGACTGAATGCTCGGATGTTCGCGTATGCTTCCGCAACGTATGAACATGTTTCCCCAAAGGTGCTACACTGGGGGTTTCAGACGCGGTACTGCCACGGCTCGTCCCCGATTCGGCGCTGGGCAGATGTGGTAAACCAGATGGCAATGAAGGGAATGCCTGTTCCCAACGCGAAGGAGGACTGTAATCGACTCCAGACATTTGCGAAGAAG